AAACAGGTCTTGCCCAATAGGTGGAGAGCCACTGCCGTTGAGCGTTGAAATAGCGCCATGCCTCTAACAGCGCGGCGCGTGCGCTTGAATAATTGGTTTTTGAAAAATCCTTCATCAATAATTCAAAAGGAATATTCAGCCCCGCGCCAATATGACGCAGGATATTTTCAACAAACTGGCCATATCCATTATTAGGACGGCTGGGCGTAAATGGCGCGACCTTATCACCCGGGAAAATCGGGATAATTGATCCACCTTGTAGCTTCACATCCCATTCATTACGCGCGGCGATATAATCATCGGTCGAGCCACCAAACATTTCACCAATAGATTCACCATCCAGCGGTGTTTCAATAAAGGCTGCGATCATTGCATTGACCACCGCCGCCTGAAGTTCTGAGCGTTCATAATGATCGAGCATTTTAAACATGGGCATGATACTGCTGAGCAGTGGTTTACCACGATGTTGGCCAGTGCGCTCTTTATCATGGATGTGCAGAACGCGTTTGCGACCAAAAGCTGTTCTGACAGGAATGCGTTGCCAATCTTGCTCACTCCCACCACCAGCGCCAAGATACGCATCACCGGGATGGTTTTTGCGAATATGATAGGCACGCGGTGCGCCGTAAGCATCAATTTCAATCCCAGCTCTAAGCGTTTTGTTATCTTGCTTTCCAATGGGATTGCTTAAACGATCAGCTTCTACAAGCTGGATGGTGGTCGCAAAATCATTCCCGCGTCTATCCAGCCATAGCGGCAATGCCAGCGCTTCACCGTTAATCAGGCTTGAGCGAAAAACGAGGCTTGTTAATCCAGCAAAGTTCAAGCTGTTTGCCGCATCACATGCCGTGCTTTCTGCCCATGCACGCCACTGAGATTCAACATCTCTTGCCCATTCATCTGCCCATGCTTTATCTTTTCCCAGCGCCTTATAATCTGGCGTTGCAGAAAGTCTTAAGCCTGTGCCAACGACGTTATCGCTGAGTGTTTGCATTGCCCCAGCCGCCACGCCGTGATTGCGCGTTAAATCACGCGAGCGCGATACAAGCGTTGGCAACTCACCCAGCAAATCACTATCGGCAGACCCAAGTGGCGGCAACCAACTGGAAAGCTCTCGAGAACGATGTGATGCCGCGCGGTGCGCCGTATCACTCGCCTTCAAAGGATTGCCCGAACTATCTAATAATTGAACCATATTTTATAACCCTTAAAAGCTGGTGCGGATAATGCCACGGCGTGATTTACCGCTTTTCTTGGCAATGTCCTGCTTCAGCTCATTGATGTAACGCTCAAGCCCAGCAATATTGGCTTGGCTGTATGTTGTTGCGCCGTAACCATGCAGGCTCACTGTTATTTCTTGCGTGCCGGTCAGTAATTTATGGCGAGCCTCTTTTGCCTGAAGCAATCGGGCTTCAAGCTCTAGCAATGTTTCAGACATGTTATGTTTCCTTATAAATACGGATCGTCAGATTTAACGGCTTTGCGCTGCGTAAACCGCGATTTAGGTTTCTCAGGCTCGCGTGGTGCGCTCCTTGTTTCAGTTGTCACTGGCATTTCAACGCCGCGTGCTGGGATGTTTGCTTTCATACCCAGCGCTTCTTCCAACCGTCTCCAGCGATAATCAGACATACGATCCAAGCCATAAATGCTTGCCGCCGCACGTGCGTAAACACGGCAATCCAAAGCCTCGTTGTTGCGGCTTGGGTCTTTCTCCCACGTGGCTTTTGGAAAGCCTTTGTGAATGCGAATAACGCGGCGCTCTGCCGTAAGTTGTTTAAAATACTCTTCGCCATATTGCGGGAAGTGACAACTTCCCGGTGGAAACGCTACACCATCCGCTTGTGCTTCTTGTGTTGGCCATTCCAATTTTAACCAGCGATAAAGCTCCATCTTGGCCACTGGCCCCGATACGTTCCAAACACGCAACCCCCGACGTTTACCGCCAGCATCTGCTTTTGAAACGCTTAAGATTAGCGCCGTATCCCGCGCTTGCCCTTTAACAGCCACCGCAGTGCGTGGTTGGCTGGCACGTGCGCCAGACCCGCCCCAGACTGCCTGCGGATGATTTTTGACAAAGGCATAAACATCTTGCGTCGCATACCCAGAATCAACCGCCATAACGCGGATCGGCATGCTATGCCCGCTGGCGTGTGGCCAGTCCTTTTGCAAAACCTCACTATCAAGGCGTTGCCATGTTTCTGGTCGCGCTGTATCACCATCTATGATGATATAATCAACAGACCAGCTTTCTTTACCGCGCCCCCATGCCACAACCTCACATTCAAGTCGGTCTTTTTGCACATCAACGCCAGCGGTTAAGAACAAACCTTCTTTCGGCACAATGCTTTGAGAAAAACTCTCTCGGCGTTCGTATAATCGTTGCCATTCTGGGGCTTCGGAGGATTCCTCGTAAGGCTCTCCTAAGACCGTATTTACAAACCCTTTCATGAGATCAGGGTTACGCTTTGCCTCCTCAAACAACACCGCAGCGTCAGACCAAGAAAACCAGCCAACAGGGCTGTAAAGTGATGATAAGTGAAAACCTACCGTACCATCGGCGCTTTCGGCAGTGGCCCGCCATTCACCTTTAGACAACATGTGTGTCTTATCCGAATTATGCATGAGATGACCACACTCAGCGCAGGCATATTGCGCCTCATGCGGTGATCCTTCTGGCCAACGCAGTTGCGTGAATTGCAACGGCTGGAAATGATCACATTTTGTGCATGGTACAAAGAAGTACCGCTGATCGCTTTTTTCAAACTCACGTTGCACCCGCGATATTCCTTTAATCGTTGGCGTACTCACCATAAAAATCTTTCGGCGATGTCTAAATGTTGCGGAGCGTCGCTCTGCCAATAAAATCGGATCTCCTTCATTGCCAACATCGCCGGGATACGCATCAATCTCATCCATAAACAAATATCGTGCAGGCATGGATCGTAATCCCGCCGCCGAATTCGCACCCGTCATAATCAAGACACCGCCTTGAAAATCCTTACTCAAAATAGTGTTGCCACTATCACGCTCGCGGGCAGGCCTAACACGTTCCAGCAATTCAGGAACATCGAGCAATAGAGGATCAATCCGTTGCTTTGAATTACGCTTTGCCAAATCCACTGTAGGGGAGACCGCCATCATCGGCCCCGGGGCGATATGAATGATATAGCCAATCCAATTATTGCCAGCCTCTGTACCGCCGATCTGCGCACCTTTCATAAATACAATGCGCTGCGCAGGATTACTGGTTGAAAGCTGATCCATGATCTCTTTCAAATATGGTGTACGCGACGTCTTCCAAAGCCCGGGTTCAGCCGATGATTTACCAGAGAGTAAGCGATATTTATCAGCCCATTCAGATACCAGGTAATATTCTTCAGGAACAAAACTCTTGAGATACGTATTTTGAACAAATGCGCCGTCATGTTTTATCAGGCCTGATTTAATCGAGTTTAAGTTTTCCCTCCCCAATGTCATTTAGATGCTCCCGCACATACTTTTCCAAAATTGTATGGAGAGCGTGTTCATCAACCTCCAACTCCTTTGCCATTAATGGTGAAATTCGTGCAGGCCAGTTCACCCAGCTATCTCGTACTTGCCTCCCTAATTTAAAGATTTGTGCTTTCACCATTTCCTTATTGATCAACTGTCCTTTTCTTTCCTGCAGGGCGAGCTGTGTAAGCTGGGCTTTGTAAAGCTCATGCGCTGTTTTAATTTTTATAAAGGACGGATGCCCTTGCGAACTGCCATCATCTATATCTTTCCCTGACTCTTTGAGGGCTTGATTCACATTTTGGGCGGCTTGTTCTGGGTCGTAATTTGGATCTTTGATAATGGGGCGCTGTTTTGATTTATCGGTGTTATCTTTCCATTCCTTATCAGCCTTTTTTGCGTTAATTGTGCCATCCTTATTCGGCGTGATACGACCAGCCGTGATGGCCTTTCTAACCGCCTTATCGGTAACGCCGCGATGGCGTGCATAGCCCCTAATTGAAAGCCCCATAATTCCTCACTTTTTTTGATCTATTCAACTTTACTTCGTCGTTTTTTGAAGCGTTCATGGTCCTGTTGATTAAGGATAATTTTTAACAAAAGGAGTAAAAACCATGACAACACCACAAACGCAAAAATCAGCGCCAAAAGTCCCAGAGACTGAGAAGGTGAAAGCCCCAGCGGAAGCGCCAAAAATCACCAAGAAAGCCTTGGTGCAAAACCTCTTGGAAGCCGAGAAAGGCACAACCATCGAAGAGATTGCCAAACAAACAGGCTGGCAAAATCATACCGTGCGCGGGCATTTATCAACGATGAAGAAAAACAACATCGTTATTACCAGCGAACGCATCGATGGAGAGCGCCGCTATTTCATCAAGAAGCAAGCCGATTAAACGCGTTCCTTTTCTAACTCTTCAAAACTCTGGCCGTTACTGGCCAGAGTTGCTTTTTTACCCGTAAATTCCTCCCAGCGTTTTACAATCACATCAACATATTTTGGATCAAGCTCAATAAGACGAGAGCGCCTGCCGGTTTTTTCACTGGCGATCATCGTTGAGCCAGAGCCACCAAAAGCGTCCAATACAATATCCTTTGTTTTGCTGGAATTTTGAATGGCACGCTCTACCAGCTCGATAGGCTTCATCGTGGGATGCAGGTCATTTTTAACGGGTTTATTTACAAACCACACATCGCTTTGGGAACGATCACCACACCAGAAATGTTTGTTTGTCTCTTTCCATCCATATAAAATAGGTTCGTATTGGCGCTGATAATCAGCACGCCCCAGCGTAAATGTATTTTTTGCCCAGATGATAAAAGTCGACCATTTACCGCCAGCGCCGACAAAAGCATCATAAAGCGTATGTAGCTCAGAAGAACTCATGCAAATATACATTGCGCCTTTGCAGGTCATCATCAAATTTGTGCAAACATCATATAAAAAACCACCAAAGTCATCGCCAAGATTATCATTCTTAATGGGTCGATCTTTACCGCGCATTTTATCTTTGGCGGAGTTGGCGTAATTTACATTATAAGGTGGGTCTGTAAAAACCATGTCCGCCAGCTCATCACCAAGCAGGTTATTGTAGCTATTAATTTGCGTTGAATCGCCGCACAAAACTTTATGATCTCCGCAAATCCAAATATCACCTACAACACTGACTGGTTTTTCTGGTACTTCTGGCGCGGCATCTTCATCCGTTAAGCCAGCGTCATTATCATCCAATAAAAACTCTTCCAATTCAGACGTATCAAAGCCCAAAATATCGAGATCAAAATCAAGATCATCCAGCGCCGTTAACTCTTGGCGCAGAAGTGTTTCATCCCAACCAGCATTCTCCGCGATCTTATTATCGGCAATTACCAAGGCGCGGCGTTGTGTCTCATTTAAATGCTTGAGATGAATAACAGGCACAGTTTTTACACCCAGCATTTTTGCCGCCATTAAACGACCATGCCCCGCAATAATGATATTATCTTTGCCCAGCAGAATAGGATTCACAAAGCCAAATTCGGTCATGGAGTTGGCGATTTGCGCCACTTGCTGCTCTGAATGCGTCCGAGCATTTCTGCTGGGTTAATAAGTATTTTTAGGTGCGGACTGCGGACTCAAATTTTTGAGGTGTGACTAAAGAAACACTGCGCCTAAGCCCGCCGCATAGGGAAAGATCGCCGGAAGTACCTTTTTGCATATCAGGGAAGGGAAAGCAAAAAGCCACGGGTGTCCGTGGCTTGAGAGGTCAATTCCTGCGATCTTATATAAAAGACTAAGAGATTTTGTTCGCCGTGTCCGCAACAATTATGTTCGCGAACATTTTTTATCCAAAGCTTAAGGATAAAGCTAAGCTTGATTTTTAACTCTACTAATACTATAATATTACTAACAGCCAATAAACAAAGGTTTACTAATAAAATGGTATCACTTACAACTCCAGCCAAAGCACAGAAAAAGCTTGCAGAGCATGCGCGTGCGCGTCGATTACAGATGGAATTAACGCAGGAAGGTCTTGCTGAACGCTCTGGTGTCCCCTTACCAACACTGCGTAAGTTTGAGCAGAAAGGGTCAATATCTCTAGAGTCATTCTTAAAGATCCAAATGGTGCTGGGTGGATTGGAAGACATCCTAAAAGCTACACAAATTAAAGACACGCTATTTTCATCCATAGATGACGTCTTGGAAGCAGATAGCACAACCACTCGTCAACGAGGAACACGCAAATGAAAAACTACTTATCTGCATCCGAAATCAAAGTTGGCATCAATTTCGGTGATGGCGTTAATCCAGTTGGTCGATTAGCCATGCGTGATCGCCACATCTATTTTGAATATGACAGCACCTTTATTGAGCGTGGCATTGAAATATCACCACTGCGATTACCATTACAATCAGGTGTTCAGCGCTTTGAGAATGACCTATTTGAAGGTTTGCCGGGTGTGTTTAACGATAGTCTTCCCGATGGTTGGGGGCGACTGCTTTTTGATCGTTTTATTAGATCACAAGGAATACTGCCTTCTGATATCACGCCCCTTGATCGCCTAGCGCATGTTGGATCAAACGGTCTTGGTGCGCTTGTATTTGAGCCAGATCACAGCGCAGAAGATACGCAAGATGAAATCAACCTCGATAAGCTTGCCTCGCAGGCACAAGAGGTTATGGAAGGCGCATCTGATGATGTATTGGAAGAGCTAATTTCTCTTAACGGATCTTCGGCAGGCGCACGACCAAAAGCACTGATTGGTGTAAACGAAAAGCAGGATCATATCATTCATGGTGTACATGATTTGCCCGCAGGCTACACACCATGGATGGTGAAATTCCCGAACAGTCAGGACGGTATTGACGCTGGTGCAATCGAATATGTGTATGCGCTGATGGCAAAAGAGGCTGGCATTACCATGCCTGATGTTCATCTTTTTCCAGCGCAGCGTGGCGCAGGTTATTTTGCTATTAAGCGTTTTGATCGCGATGGAGACAAACGATATCACATGCACACGGCTTGCGGGTTATTGCATTCAGATTTCCGTACACCTTCGCTTGATTACGAAGATTTAGTTGCACTGACGGGCATGCTGACCCGTGATGTGCGTGAGGTTGAAAAACTCTACCAACTGGCTGTGTTTAACGTGCTGGCACATAACCGCGACGATCATTCGAAGAACTTCAGCTATTTAATGGATAGCCAAGGTGAATGGAAACTCTCACCAGCTTATGATCTCACGTTCTCATCTGGTCCACGTGGCGAACAAAGCACGATGGTTATGGGTGAAGGTCGAAACCCGAATACAAGCCACCTGTTAAAACTTGCAGATGAAGCCAAAATCAAAAAAGATCGCGCCACCAAGATTATTGAGGCCACAAAATCCAGCCTGTCCAAATGGCCAACTCTTGCAAAGCAATATGGCGTAAGCGATGCGAATATAAAGCTGGTACAGAAAAAAGTGAATGAGAAAATAGAAGGAGAAAGTTAACGATGTTTCATTTGTTGGTAGCTCATGGTGGTTGGGATGAGCGCGGAGGGAATCTTTCCACAAGCAGAGTATATATTCGCAATGATGTTGAGCATGAACAACGTTTTTTAAGATCTGATGGAAGACGACTGAATGTTGAAACCATTAGAAGTATTCCAGCGCTTCTAATGGCTGAAACAGGGAGTGATGATATTCAGCAGGCTAGAGTGGCTCACATAACAAATATTCAGCAAAATGACAGAGAGACAGCGATACATTATTCTATCGATCCTGATATTCCTCCTATTAGTAATCAAGAGTTAGAGCAACATTACTCTCAATTTGGATCGGGTAACTTTGGATTCTCTCATACCTGCTGGAGGGTAATAGATGAGGATTTGTATAAGATTATACTATCCAGTATGCAACGTAATCCCCTTCAGCCCTCTGTTTTTTCTGTTAGCCGAACGCAAGCTAACCAACCTCGCTTTTTATCCGTTATGATGCCGTTCTCCTCAGATTTCAACAATGTGTATACGGCAATTCAAAATGCAACAGAACAAAATGGCATGACTTGCGCTAGAGCGGATAATATTTGGGAGGAGCATGCAATTATCCAAGACGTAGTAAATTTGATTGTAAAAGCAAAAGTCGTTGTATGCGATTGCACAGGGAAAAATCCTAATGTTTTTTATGAAATAGGAATTGCACATACACTAGGAAAAGAGGTTATTTTATTAACCCAAAACTCAGACGATGTGCCATTTGATTTACGACACTTAAGGTACATTCGGTATCTTAATAACGAACAAGGTTGTGAACAGCTATCTGAAGAAATATCTTCCAGATTACAAACAATCCTTAGCCGTTAGAGTATTCACCCTCCTTAAAAACGCGGTCGGTGATGTGTTCAAGGTCGCTGGCAATATCCGCTAAAAAGCCTGCGTCGCCCCAGCGTATCTCTTCGGGGTTGCTTTCAAAGTGATCCGCGCTTGCCGCCTGTAAGCGCTCCAGCATCGCGTCAATGCGGGTTTTGTGTTCGATAAAAGCGTCCAGCGCCGTTCTTTTTTCTTGTGGTTTTATCATTGTTTTTGCTCCTTTGTTAACACCAGTAACGCTTCATTCCCGAGGCTTATCAAGCTATTAATCAATCCTTTTTGCTATTGTTGCCAACGCGTGTTTGTACATCTCCCACGCCTTGGTGCGCCCCACGCCAAACCGCCCACAAATGAGCTTCCAGCGCACACGCTCGGCACGTAGCCAGACCAGCTTGCGCTGTTCCACATCCAGCCAGCGAAGCCATACAAAGATCACTTCTTCCATCTCGCTGATATCTTCACTGCTTGGACGAATACGCATGGGTTGTGCTTCCATCTGCAATATTTCCATTTCATCACGAACGATAGCTGGCCATGCGCTGATATAGCCTTGCACCTTTTTATCAGGCAGCCGTCTTAGTGTTCGCGCTGCTTCTCGTAGTCGTTCTTCAACATATTTTTCTCTCTCCGTGATGGTTTTGTTTTCTGCCATGGCTTTTTCATCTCCTTGTTGTGGTTAATTTTTGAAATTGTTTTTGAGGGGCTTGGATGCTGATCGCTTTTCCCCTGACTGGGAAAGCGTCAGCATTACTCCGTAGGAGTAAGGGAAATCTCGCCCACTGCCCACTGAACGAAACCGTTGCTGGTTCTAGCGTTTGAGCAGTAGGCAAGTGGGCAAAGACAGTGGGCAGTTGCCCACTAGAATTATTGCGACAATGCTTTTGTTTCTGCTGTTTTTGTTTCAATCCAGTGGGCAAACTGGTGACCAGCAGTGGGCAGTAGGCAATAAAATATAGTGCAGTGGGTATCATGATAGCCCTCCATCATTAAGAGCGACGATCCAGTTTTCAGGGTCATCAACTGGGAGGACTTCATTTGTTTTCGGGTGCTTGAAGTGCGTTGGCAAAATACGCGTGCCGTCACCCAGCGCCATACCCTCAACACAGATATATCCTTGGCGACTACGTTGCGCTTGAGGCAGGCCGTAAATATCAGCATTCTTAAAGAATTTGATATGACCTTTGGTGCTGAGCGCATTCAATCGGTTGCGCAAAGAACGAGAGCTACCCAAGCCTGACTTGTTTTCAAACGTATCCGAAAACTGCCGCGCGGTATAAACGCGCCCTTGCGAGGCTTCAGAGTAAATTAAACCAATGACGGCATCTTTTTTGCGCAGTTGTTGCGCATCAAGTTTTACTGCCTGTGAGCGCATAGCAAGTCGCTCAGCTTGACTGTCGACCTCACGCCAGCCCGAGGCATCTCGCAATATTGTTTTTTGCGCAATCTCTGGTCCATTGCGTAGCTCAAAGATAAGGTTGCGCTCGGGGCGCATTTCATCAAGGCGGTGAAGGATGATGCCCGATGTGTAATAAGACCGCAGCGAACCAGCGCCACTAAGCGCTTGGAACGGATCTTCCTCAACATATTTCTTGGAAACTTTCTTTGTGTGGTGCGCAAGAATTAACCCAGCGTTTGGATTAATCTGATTGCGTAATTCCTCCACCCGCCGGGAGAGAAAGAACATCATCGCGTCATTATCATTTTCTCCACCAATCCCACCGCCATCAAACACATTACGAATAGGATCAATGGCGATGATATCAGGGGGACGTTCACCAAAACGCGCCTTAACAGAGCGCACAATCTTGTCGATGCCACCGTCATTTAAGATCAGCCGTATTTGTGGCGTCATCACAAAGTTTTGGCTTAATTGCTCCAGCGTATCATCTGGCAAACGCAGCTTTTGAATGCGCTCTCGCAAATAATGATATTGAACCTCCGCCTGCAGATAAAAAACGCGCAAGGGACGCTTGCTGGATAATCCAAGAAAGCTCTGACCTGCGGCCATGTTGGCGAGCAGTGATATGAGAAAATCGCTCTTGCCAACTTTGGGTGCGCCGCCAAACACCAACATGCCACCCGGTGTTAGAACACGCGGAGATATTAAGTCTTTGGGCATAGGGCTGTGATCGGCCTGTAGATCTGCAACGCTATAAAGTGGAATCAGGTCGGGCTTTGCTGGCTTATCCTTCGCTACCACCCGATCCCAATTTTTTAGTATATCGTGGATATTCAAGCCTTCTGCGACAGCATCGGCGACATCCCATTTAGGGGGCTTCTCAGGCGGGACTTTAAGTATCTTGACCTGTAACGCCCCAGCGCGGGCAGAAGCGCTTGCTGCCCTGCGAGCATAGCTCAATCCAGCCTCATCATGGTCAGGCCAGATCAACACCTGTTTGCCTCTAAGAGGTGACCAGTCTGTTTTATCAATCGGCGCTTTTGCACCGTTCATGGCGGTGGTGGCGCAGATGCCTAAGCCGATTAATGCATCGGCGCATTTTTCACCTTCAACAAGAATAATTGTTTTGGCTTTGGCAATATTAGGCTGATTATACAAGGGGCGAATATCAGGAGCCTTCATTACGCCTTTAACAGCATCCCATGGACGGAATTGCTTTCGTTGGCCTTTGGGGTCATAGCGATACACACTGGCAATCAGCGCCCCATGGGCATCGGTATAATCCCATTTGGCTGTCGGCTCGCCTAATTTTTGAGATTGTTTATAGCTGTGTTGTTTGCATTGCCTTGGCTGAGATGTGGGGATGCCGCCGCCAATCCAGCTTTGAATATCGGTGATCAGCTCCTTGAATTGGCTTTTGCGATCAAAACCTTTTACACCAGCCCATAGATCAAGAATGTCACCACCATCGCCAGTGGCAAAGTCATGCCAAAGGCCAGCCTTTGAGCCATTCATTTCAACCACAAGGCTTTCGCCTTTACCGCCACTGATATCGCCAACAATAAACTTCCCAGCGCGAAGCACACCATTTGGCAACAAGGCGTGCAGCGTTGATGGAAGGCTCTGTATTAAGCGCTGTTTGATGTCTTTCGCGTCAGGTGGTTTTAACGCGATGACATTTGGATTGCTATGATCTGCCATGCATGATGCCCTCATGCATTCTTATTGCTCGTCTTATGACGCTCAATGTTTTTGAGTTTAATAATGCCGTCAACCCATTGCAGGGCGCGACCGACACTTCTGACCTCTTTAATCAGCTCCTCTCGCAATTCAGACAGCTTGCTATCCTCAAGCGTTTTTAATTGTCCTACAGGCGTGTGTTGCACCCACTTGAAAACAGCCTCGCCAGCATCAATGTGATCATCTATTGATTTGTTCATTTATCCTTTTCCTTATTAGAGTTTGTTGT